CTATACACTCCGATCGCTACGGCAGCGAGTATGCTGAGAAGATTTCTCATAGGCATGCTGATCGCTGTGTTATCACTTACTTTCATTTTTTTCTCCTATAATCCCAACGACCTACTCCTCGTCCGGGGTTTTTTTGTCCTATAAAAATACCTGTTCCTTTTTTTGCTGCTTCGTCAATTTTTCCAAGAGTTCCTTTTTTCATTAATTCTTTCATACGTTTACTCGTATGTCCTATTTTACGTGGATTGCCTTTTGTATGAGCCCGTTCTTCAGCAGCAAGAACTCTAGCTCTAGCATTTTTTAAGTCTCTTTTTTTCTTTGCGGCTTTTGTCCATTTTGTTAATTTCTTTGCTTTTTTTAATAATCCCCCAACCATTACGATGCTCCTAAAGGATTTTCTAGTGCTCTTTTAATTCGCTTTTCTATTTTTTCCTCTAGCTCCTTTTGTGCTTGTTTTATTCTTTCTTCTAGTTTTTTCATATCATCTTCAAGTGTATCAATAATATTTTTAAGATCTTTT